GGGTTCGATCAATTTTACCGACACGGCATGGGCTGGGTTAACGGGAGAAAAATTTGGAAATCAACGACAGCGACATCAAACAATACTCCGACATCGGATCAGTACAACGGAAAATAAAACCATCATCAGATTTTGCCTCAGAGGTTATGGACTACTATATGTCTGGGGAGAAACTGACTGGTATTAAACTCCCATTTTCCCTGTTCGATAAAAAGTTTAGGCTACGTCCAGAGGAACTAACGGTACTCGCGGGGATTAATGGGGCGGGGAAATCTTTATTCGCCTCTCAATGTCTACTATCGGCAATGGATCAGGGCTTTAAGTGCCTATCAGTGTCACTGGAGATGAGTCCGAAAAGTCAGTTGGCCAGGATGTGGCGACAGGCATCACTCCAGGTCGAGCCAACAATGGAGGCAGGGCTACAGTTTACTAAGTGGTCTAACGACAAACTGTGGTTCTACGACCAACACGGAACCATCAACCCCAAAACTTTGATATCAGTGTTACGTTATGCTTACGATAAACTAGGTATAAATATTGTGCTAGTGGACAGTCTTATGACAATGGCGCATGCCAGTGATGACTGGAATTCTCAGAAACAGGTGGTACAGTCGTTGGCTAACACAGCCCGACATTTAGGCATTCACATTATCTTGGTTTGTCACGCAAGGAAGGGGCAGTCAATTAAAGATCGGTTAGACAAGTGGTCTGTCGCGGGATCATCCGACATTACCAACCGAGCAGACAACGTAATTATCTTGGGTCGCCTGTTCGATGAACCAGAGGATGCGTACCTAAGTCTTTGTAAAGCAAGGCATTTTGACGGGGCTGAGATGGACTTGGATTTGAAACTCGATCTCGCATCAATGAACTATTACCATGACGGTCAATTACCTAAAGGGGTGTTGACCACACCTGCTAAAGGTGGTATTATGGGTGAACTAGATCGAGTTGCTCTGAATGAAACAATAAATGAAAACATCATACTTAAAACAAAAAGGCCGCTCCCTGCAACAATGGGTAGTTCGCCTTATACTCAAAGCGTTCGACCTTGAGCCTGATGATGTTAGAAGTACCCCAATGGGGGTCAGCGGCCCAGACGTACAGTTATCACCAAGGGCTAAAGTGTTATTCCCATACTCTGTGGAATGTAAGAACACAGAAAGATTCAATATATGGCAAGCCTACAAACAGGCTTGCGATAATGCGGGGGGCTACGAACCCATCGTTTTTGTTAAACGAAACCGACATAAACCGCTTGTGGTCGTAGACGCAGAGCATTTCATAGGAGTAGTTAGTGAGCAAAATGACATTTAAACACCCCTTTATGGATAGGGGCTTTATGGATCAATTCTTTTCACCCGTCAAGTACATACGCCAAACCACCAGACAGACGGCGGAGGGGGAAGGAACCAAAGATAAACCATTCATCATCCCCCGACAGGAGTTGGTTGACAAAATGTATCATGGTTGGTATGATGAGGATGGATCATATCACGAAATCTTAGTTAAACAGGAGGAATAATATGGAATACTATGAAGTAGCGTTGAAGAAACCTTTTAAGGAAGGAGAAATTCTCTGGCGCGACGGTTACGGCAAAAAAAGTAAGCCGCTTGCCTATGTTACTGCCCGCACCTGTCAAACCAGACTAGATGAAACCTTTACACCAGCGGGATGGCAAGTATCATACCAGTATTTAGGGGATAGAATGATCTGCACAGTTTCCTGTTACATAAAGGGAAATTGGATTAGCAAATCTGATGGTGCGGGGGATACTGACATAGAGGGTGAAAAGGGCGGCATATCGGACTCATTCAAGAGAGCCTGTGTCGCTTGGGGTATCGCCAGATATCTCTATTACCCCCAATCCTTCGATGCAAACAGGAAACCAGCAGAGTGGGCAACGCCAGAAGGTTACGATAAACTGATGGCGGAGCGTAATAAGAAAGACATTACCGCTTGGAAAAAGGAATACGACAAATCCCTTTTGAAAGTTGTGAACATCGACTAACAGAGAATTGCATGAGCATATACGAGGACTACATTGCTATCTCTAGGTACGCTAGGTATCTACCAGATAAGAAACGCAGGGAAACCTGGGATGAAACAGTAAATAGGTACTGTGACTACATGGGTAACAAGTTCGGCGTTGAACTGTCGGGGATCGGGGAGTTAATCAAGGATAAAGAAGTCATGCCTAGCATGAGAGCCTTGATGACTGCTGGCCCCGCGCTTGATCGTGATAATATTTGTGGCTATAACTGCGCGTATGTAGCGATAGACCACATCAGAGTGTTTGGTGAGTCCCTGTATATTCAGATGAACGGTACTGGACTAGGGTTTAGTGTCGAACGTCAGCACATACACAAACTGCCAGAGGTAGCGGAAGAATTCCACGACACCGACACTGTGATCGCCGTGCGTGACTCCAAGTTAGGGTGGGCAACAGCCCTCGATGAGTACGTTCGTCTGCTCTATAGTGGGAAAATTCCCAAGGTAGATATGTCTAAGGTACGCCCTGCGGGTGCGCCACTGAAGACCTTTGGAGGTCGGGCCAGTGGGCCAGAACCATTCCATAAGTCCTTGATAAACATAACTAATGTGTTCAGGGGTGCGGCGGGTAGGAAGTTAAACTCCATCGAGTTGCACGATGTCATGTGCTATATCGGGGAGTGCGTTGTGGTCGGTGGGGTACGCAGGACGGCGATGATAAATCTGTCCAACCACAGCGATGAACGTATGCGTCACGCTAAGATGGGCAACTGGTTTGTCGAGAACCCTCAACGATCCCTGGCTAACAACTCCATCTGCTATACTGAAAAGCCTGACGTTGGTGCATTCATGCGCGAGTGGAACGCAATATATGAGTCACGATCAGGGGAGAGGGGCATCTTTAACAGGCAAGCCTGTAAGGACATGGCCCCAGAGCGTAGGGATACTGAACATGAGTTCGGCACAAATCCCTGCAGTGAGATAGTGCTGCGATCAGCACAATTCTGTAACCTTACAGAAGTTGTGGTCAGACCTGATGATAACTTTGAAACATTGAAGGCTAAGGTGGAGGCCGCTACAATCTTAGGTACTCTACAGTCTGCACTCACTGACTTCAGATTCCTACGCAAGTTGTGGAAGAATAACTGTGACGAGGAGAGATTGCTAGGGGTGTCATTAACTGGTATATGGGACAGCAAGTTCTTTAAGACACGATTTCACGGGGACGTTGTGCGCCTAAAGAATCATGCTATAGCAGTGAACAAGAAATGGGCTGAGAAACTGGGCATCAATCCCTCGACTGCTATTACCTGTGTCAAACCTAGTGGTACGGTCAGTCAATTAGTCAACAGTGCGAGTGGCTGTCATCCCAGGCACTCCCGCTATTATGTAAGGAGGGTGCGTAATGATATTAAAGACCCGCTTGCCCAAGTGATGATAGATGCGGGTGTACCTTATGAGGTTGACAAATTTAATAAGGAAACCTATGTCTTTGAGTTCCCTATGGCATCTCCCGCAACGTCTACAACTCGACACGACATCACGCCGTTCGGTCAGTTGGAGATGTGGAAGATGCTGTCGCTACACTGGTGCGAACACAAGCCTTCCATGACTTGTTACATACCAGAGGATCAGTGGCCCCAAGTAGGGGCTTGGATATGGGAGAACTGGGATGTGGTAAACGGTATATCATTCCTTCCGTCTGCGGATGAGGGCCATGTGTACGAGCAAGCCCCATACGAGGACATAACTGAGGAAGAGTACAAGGCAAGGGAGAAACTAATGCCAGAGTATATCAACTGGGGTTTTGAGGAAGATGTGGATAACACAACCGCAAGTCAGGAAGTGGCTTGCACAGCAGGAGTATGTGAGATATGACTTATATAATACCCGACTTCCTATTATGTACCCTCTTTTACGAAGAGGAAGAAGAAAAGAAATTGGTGTTTAACAGTGGTGACTGGGAGGATTTCTGCACCCCCGCTGAGAAGGAGCGGTGGTGGAAACATAAGTTTAACAGTAAAAAAGTTTATCATGATACCTTTCATCATACTTACGAAATAGAGGGGGATGATATCTGTGTGCCAGCACCTATGGAGCAGCAACCATACTGGGAATATCTAAACTGCGAAGAGTTTACATTGATGAGGATGACAGCACACTCTCTTAATCCTGATGATGTAAGAACTCATAGTTGCCTTACTCAGTTAAGTGTACCTGCAACCCACTATGATGCAGAGTTTGTCGAGAACTCAGAGGGAACTGAATACCGGGCAGAAGTAATGATGGGGCATAAATTCTATCAGAACAGATTAATGTCATGGTTAAAACCTACTAAGTCAGATAGAATCCTCCAAAAATATTGGAAGTCTGATAGGACAGGAACTCCTCCAAAGGAATGGCATGACGCATACTATGTAAGTAAAAACTTATGTCCATTTGATGACGGAGATTACATGAGCGATGGGGAGTATTGGACTGGGGGTGATGAAGATACTTTATATATGAGAAAGATATCAGAACCGTGGAAAACATTTTATCCAGACGGTACTGAAGTAGATGGGTGGTAACATGAAACCCGCACACTACAGGATGAAGATACAGCCTATTGAGTATATCATGGAGAATAAACTAGACTTCTGCTCTGGTAACATTGTGAAGTATGCCAGTCGGTGGGACAAGAAAGGCGAACCCTACTCTGATCTATGCAAGATAATAGAATATGCTAAAATACTTATAGATGAACTACCTGCTATGGGGAAGAGTAACGTTGCGGATTAAAAGCGAGGCGTACCTTAAGTGGGTATCTACCCTTCCTTGTAGCGAGTGCAAGACTAATGACGATACTGTTATGGCGCACCATCTTAAAGGTAGGTACTCGCCCCTTTCGGGTGGGATGGGGTACAAAGCGGATGACTGGCTTACGATGCCACTGTGCTTTACTTGTCATAGTAAGATTCATTCTGGTGATGTAGAATTAATGAACTGGCAAGCATTCTTTATTTTAAAAACGCTTGACAAAGCATTTGATGATGGTATAATAGAGTTATGAACAGTGAAGTAGAGGGATACCTCAAACAAATAGAATGTGTGGCCCCTGATTATGCCCAGGCTAAGGCCGAAACGTATCAATTACAGGAGTTTAAAAAGACTCAGAGAGCCTTGTTATACAGTAAGGCTGTAGGCAAAACTGTAGCAGACAAGGATAATTGGGTTTCGATACAGCCAGAAGTTACTAAGTCAATAGACGGTATCGCGGTTGCTATCGAAAGAGAGGAGCGTCTACGTTGGGAACTGAAGGTGGCTGAACTTCATATTGAAGTTTGGCGAACCGAACAGGC